GGAAGAAGGGAGATTGGTATAATCCCCCCAACAGGTGGAACCGCGTTTACTGCAATATTCACAGGTGCTACTTCAGGTAGTACTATTGATATGATAAGTGGATTACCTACAGATGTTCAAAATAACCTAAACGTACAATATAGATTATCTGATGGTAGTACTTCTACATATCAAGATGATTTTAATTCTAACTTAGGTAATATTATTGATAACCCATCGTTTTCTGCAACAACAGTTGCATTTTATGGTTCGGTACCTTCAACAACATATTGGGGATTAGTTAGTCAATATTCAAATCAGTTAAATGTATTTGGGTCTAGTTCAAACAATCTTGATACTAACGATTTAAGTGCAGATTTAAACGACCCTTGGTATTACGCAACATTTGACAATGATGCTAATGTTAATAACAACTACGCAGGTTATTCATTTTATTATACTGTATCGTCTTTAACAACAACTGACGGTGGAGCAACTTACACAGGTACTATTGAAGGTGATGTATTCAACTTCTCAGGAACTGCATATAGTGAATATAACAACATGGTTGTAGCAACTTTACGTTCAAGAGGTATTTCATTATACTCAAACAACGCAGACCTTGGTCAACACGGTCCTATATACGAAGTAAGTGGATTAACTGATGTTAATTTAGTTGCAACAGGACAATATTCAGGTATTACAAATTCACCATATGAAGGATTCTTACTTTCAGGTATTACTAAAGATTCTGATACTTTCTCTTTTGAAACTTCATTATCTGCGGCGTCCCCTAAGTTTATAACTAAAGTGTTAGGTGTTGATAATTTTGGAAAATCAAGAAATGAGGTCCCATTATATGTTGAAGAAATTTATCCAGGTTCTTTAAACTATGCATATAACCAAGGTTATATTAAAGGTATTAATCCTGAGTTAGTTGCGTTAGAAGATGCAAGAAGCGAAAATACACAATCAATCGCTTATAAAGTTGAAAAATATCAATCACCTGAAACTCCGTTCTTAGTATCTGAGTTAAGAGGTAATAAAGTTTATAGATTATTTAAATTCATTTCAATTTCTGATGGTGACGCAGCTAACACAGAAGTTAAAGTTTCAATTGCAAACTTATCATTTAACAATATGACATTTGACGTATTAGTTAGAAACTTCTTTGATACAGATGCTAACCCTGTTGTAATTGAGAAATTCACAAACTGTAATATGGACCCAGCTTCAAACAACTTTGTTGCTAAGAAAATTGGTTCATCTAACGGTGAATTTGCTTTAATTTCAAAGTATGTAATGATTGAATTAGCTGATGAGGCTCCGATAGACGCTATCCCTTGTGGATTCTACGGTTACACTCAAAGAGAATATGAATCAACTGCTAATATTTCACCAGTACCTAAATTCAAAACTAAATACTATTTTCCAGGTGAGGTTATTTATAACCCTCCATTTGGTTCAACAACAAACGCAACTGAATCTGCGGGAGATATTGTTAGAAGAGCTTACTTAGGTTTCTCTTCTCAATTTGGAATTGATGATGCGTTTTTACAATTTAAAGGTAGACAAAATCCACCTAACTGGGTTACTTCAGCATTACCTATTGCAGGTGAACCTTGGAATTATTTAAGTAAAGGATTTCACATGGACTCAGGAGCAACTGTAGTTACAATTGCAAATTCATTCCAAACAAGTGGTCAAACAGCATTTGAGTGTGGTGTTGCAGATTTCAGATTCGACCCTGAAACTCAAGAAAACCCTTACTACTTTATCTATTCAAGAAAATATACATTATGTTTCGCGGGTGGATTTGACGGATGGGATGTTTATAGAGAATTTAGAACTAACCAAGATAGATTCCAATTAGGAGCAACAGGTTATTTAGCGGGAGCTTCGTCTTCTACAAGATATCCAACAGCAACAGGTGATGGTTTATTTAAAAGAATTGTTGTCGCAAACAATACTCAAGATTTTGCTAACACCGATTACTACGCTTACTTACTTGGTATATTAACATTCGCTAATCCTGAAGCAACAAACATTAACATATTTGCAACTTCAAGTATAGATTATGTTAATAACTCAAATCTTGTTGAAGAAGCTATCGATATGGTTCAATACGCAAGAGCTGACTCTGTTTATATCGCAACAACTCCTGACTACTTAATGTATACTCCAGATGGAACTAACTCTTTAGATATTATTTATCCACAAGAGGCGGTTGATAACTTAGATAACACAGGAATTGACTCAAACTATACAGCAACTTATTACCCATGGATTTTGGTAAGAGATACTGTTAATAATACACAAATCTACTTACCTCCAACAGGTGAAGTTTGTAGAAACTTAGCATTGACTGATAATATTGCATTCCCTTGGTTCGCATCAGCGGGTTACACAAGAGGTCTTGTAAATTCAATCAAGGCGAGAGTTAAGTTGACTCAAGAAGATAGAGACACTCTTTATCAAGGTAGAATCAACCCAATCGCAACATTCGCAGACGTTGGTACAGTAATTTGGGGTAACAAAACATTACAAGTAGCTGATTCAGCATTAAACAGATTAAACGTAAGAAGATTGTTATTACAAGCTCGTAAATTAATTTCAGCGGTAGCGGTAAGATTATTGTTCGAACAAAACGACCAAATCGTTAGACAACAATTCTTAGATAGTGTTAACCCTATTTTAGATTCAATCAGAAGAGACAGAGGTTTATACGATTTCCGTGTAACAGTTTCTTCAACACCTGAAGACTTAGATAGAAACACTTTAACAGGTAAAATCTACTTAAAACCTACGAAGGCTTTAGAATTCATCGACATTGAATTCTTCATCACTCCAACAGGAGCTTCGTTTGAAAATATCTAATAAAAATTATGGGGGGATTTAATTCCCCCCTTTAGCCAAAATGAGAGAAAAATTAATAGAAGGGTTTAAAGATAAGGGTTCACCAGACATGAAATATTATGCGTTTGATTGGGACGATAATATTGTACACATGCCAACAAAAATCATGGTTAAAACAGAAGACGGTGATGAAGTAGGTATGTCAACTGACGATTTTGCGGAACATAGACATCATTTAGGTAAACAACCTTTTGAATATAAGGGTCAGAAAATTGTTGGGTTTGCAGAAGACCCGTTTAAAAACTTTAGAACTGAAGGTGACAAAGATTTTTTAATCGATTCAATGAGAGCCAAAGAAGGACCAGCGTTTGATGATTTTAGAGAAGCAATTAATAATGGTTCAATATTTTCAATTATTACTGCAAGAGGACATAATCCAAATACTTTAAAGCAAGCCGTTTATAACTACATTATAAATGATTATAATGGGATAAGCAAAGAAGAACTTCTTAAGAACCTTAAAAAATTTAGGTCGTTTACTGATGAGGATGAAATGAGTGACGATGAATTAATCAAGTCATATTTAGAACTTAATAAGTACCACCCCGTTTCTTTTGGTGACGAAGGAGGGGCTCAAAATCCTGAAGAGGCGAAGGTCCGTGCAATGGATGATTTTGTAAGTTATATTAAAGGAATGGCTGCAGTATTAAACAAAAAGGCTTTTTTAAAGAATGATGTTAATAATAACTTTATTCCTAAAGAACCATCTATAGGCTTTTCAGACGATGACCCAAAGAATATAGAAGTAATGAAAAAACATTTTAAAGATAAACCAGATAATATAGTAAGAACATATTCTACAACTGGAGGCGTTAAAAAAGAAGTCTAGTTAAAGAATATCATTTTTAAAAATTTAAGTAAATAGAAAAATTTTTGAAAGAGGATATATTTATCGTTATAAACATAGAAACAAAATTTAAATAATATGGCTGATTTACTGATGAAAATGCCGATTCCTTACGAACCGAAACGTCAAAACCGTTTTATCCTAAGGTTTCCATCAAGTTTAGGTATTAATGAGTGGTTCGTAGAATCTGCATCTAGACCGCATATCACAATCGCAGCAACGGAAATTCCGTTTTTGAACACCTCAACTTATGTTGCAGGTAGATTCAACTGGCAAACAATTAACGTAGTCTTTAGAGACCCAATTGGTCCATCTGCGTCACAAGCTCTTATGGAGTGGGTACGTTTACATGCAGAATCAGTAACAGGTCGTATGGGATACGCTGCTGGTTATAAGAAAGACATTGACCTTGAGATGTTAGACCCAACAGGAGTTGTTGTTGAGAAGTGGATTCTTTATGGAACATTCTTGACAGATGTTAACTTCAACGCATTGGCCTACAATACAGATGCTTTAGCGACAATCGCAGCAACTTTAAGAATGGATAGATGTGTGTTAGTTTACTAATACTATTTATAAAAAATTTAGAATTATTATATTTAACCGTAAAGCACATAAACTTTACGGTTAATTTTTTATATGGATAATCAATCAAAAGAATACGGACAGGCAAATTTCTCCCTTCCCCATGACGTGGTACCATTACCATCTCAAGGTATATTCTACAAAAACAAAAAGAAATCAGTCAAAGTCGGTTACCTAACTGCCAATGACGAGAACTTACTAATGGCAGGTGGTGAAGACATGACACCAAATCTTTTAAGAACTAAAATTTACGAACCAGACTTACGAGTTGAGGAGATGTTAGAAGGTGATGTTGAAGCCATCTTAATCTTTTTAAGAAACACGGCATTTGGGCCTGAGATGGAGGTTACATTAACTGACCCAACAACAAGAAAATCATTTAAGTCAAACGTATTATTGGACCAGTTAACAATTTTACAAGGACAAACACCAAATGAAGATGGTACATTTATCACAACTTTACCAAAATCACAAACAACGGTTAAGTTAAAACCAATGACTTATGGTGAAATTTTAGAAAACCAAAGAATTGCTGATTCATATCCAATAGGAAGAGTCGCACCAAAGGTTACATTAAGACTTCAAAAAGAAATTGTTGAAGCAAACGGTTCAACCGATAAAGGCGAAATCGCCAAATTTATAGAGCAGATGCCAATTGCTGATTCAAAATTCATAAGAAACTTTATGAGTGAGAATGAGCCAAGATTGGATATGACAAGAGTAGTAATGACCCCATCAGGAGATAGATTGACAGTTAATGTCGGTTTTGGGGTGGACTTTTTTCGTCCTTTCTTCTGATTATAGGAAAAGTCAGCTCGATGAGTATTACTATTTATCGACACTATTAAACATATCGTATCAAGATTTTCTAATTATGCCACTCTTCATGAGAAAGTATTTATTAGACAAATGGATTGAAGAGAATAAAAAGGACTGAAAAATCAGTCCTTTTGTATTTATATAATATCTAATACAGTAGAATTATGGCAGAAGAAACCCCAAAAACCCCAGCAGAATATGCAGACATGTTAAAAAACGCAACAACAATTAATGCTGCGGATTTTGTAGATGCCTTTGAAAGAGTTGGTTCAGTTGCTCGTGAAGTTAATAATACGTTTGGTCAGAGTAGAGAACGAATTAATGAAGTTAAAGTTGCTCTTACAGACGCTCTTCCTAATGTTGTTAGATTAGGTGGAGATTTAGGAGATGTTGGTGAAACTATTGGTCAAATTGCAGAAGCTTCAAGAAGAAACGTTGTTGCCAATACTGAAGATGTTCAGAAGTTATATGCCAGCACTAAAGTAATTGGAGGAAGTGTTAAAGAAATTGCGGACGCATTTTTAAATGTTGGTGTAGGAATTGAACAAGTTGGTAAACAATTAGAAGATTCGGTTAACTATGTTCGTAGTATAGGTGGAAACACCAAACAGGTAATGAAAGACGTTCAGGCCAATATGGAACAAATGAATCGTTACCAATTTGAAGGAGGAGTCCAAGGATTAACCAAAATGGCCGCTCAAGCATCAATGTTAAGGTTTGATATGGGAGAAACTTTTAGGTTAGCTGATAAAGTATTAAGCCCTGAAGGAGCTATTGAAGTTGCTGCAGCATTTCAAAGGTTAGGGGTTAGTGCTGGAGCTCTGGCAGACCCATTCCAATTAATGAACCAATCAATTAATGACCCATCAGGGCTTCAAAATAGTTTGGCTGACGTTGCAAAACAATTCACATATTTTGATGAAAAAACAAAAACTTTTAAGATTAACCCACAAGGTGTGTTAACTCTTAGAGAGATGCAAGAACAAACTGGTGTTAGTGCTAAAGAGATGAGTAAAATGGGGCTAGCCGCTGCTGAATTAGACCAAAGACTTTCATCTATTAACGCTGCAGGACTTAAACTTGGAAGTGAAGAAGACAAACAATATTTGGCAAACATTGCTAAAATGGGTGAAGGCGGACAGTATGAAGTTAAACTTACAAATGAAAAGGGAGAATTAGAAACAAGAAAACTTTCTGAACTTACTCAAGGAGAATTTGATAAGTTAATTAAAGAACAAAAAGAAGGTCCTAAAACAATGGAAGAGATTGCAAAATCTCAAATGACTATTAGCGCGGATATTGCAGGTAATGTTTCAGCAATTAAGTCTGCGGTTTTAGGGGGAGCGGTAACACAAAAAGATGTCTTAACTGGTTCAGAGGCTATTAGAAAATTATCTTCAGCATTTACTGGCGCATTGTCCAAAAACTTTAGTTCACCTCAAAAAGTTAGAGATGGGATGACAAATTCTTTTGATGATGCAAAAGAATTATTTAAAGACATTGCAAACAAAGACGTTAAAACAACGGACGCGTTATCCAATTACTTAACCAAATTCGGTACTCAATTAAGTGATTTCAGTAAAGACGCTCAATCCGCAATGATTAAAACATTACAAGAAACTAGAGGACAGCTAACTGATAAAAACGCCATTAATACAAACGCCAAAGCCTTTATCGACCAAATGTTAGGTGAAAATAAAAATCAAACAACCAAAAATACTGGTAATGGAAATAGACCAATTTCAAGTTTAATTGAAGGTACCAACGCTTCATCTAAAGTTAAGAGTGTTGTTGGTAGTAATAACGGAGGATTTAGAGGAGGTTCTTCTGATGTTAAAGTTGGAGGGTCGTTCACCATAACTGTTGATTTTAAAGGAGGGGCAGAAAATTTAAGTTCATCTCAAAAAGAGGAGATTACAAAAATGTTAGTTGAAAAATGGAATAGTACGGAAACAAAAGAATATATTGTTGAGGTTAGTACACCAAACAACCCATTAAAACCTAATTATGGTGCAAGGGTTGGAAATTGATAAACAAAAAATAGTCCTCAACCTATTTATTAATTAAAGATATTAATGGGAAGTCCTTTAGATTTTGTAAATTCGGATGGTTTTAGAAAGAAACTTATAACTAGGAACTTAACGCCTTATGCTAAGTCCCCTAACAGACCTACGCTCCCTATTAATACTGAATACATCCAATCGGATACTTCGGTTCAAGATAGTCCTGACCAATTAATTGACGAACCATCATTTGCAAACAAATTATTTCCACTTAATCAATGGGGTAATGAAGGTGGTTACAAACAAGTTCCTGACCCAGGAGGGTTAATGAATACTAAGTCAAATGACGGTGAATACGGATTTCAAGACGCTAATATTGTTGCTCAATCATTACCTGAATCACAAAAGTGGAAACCACTTAACGTGTTCTCTAATGGTGGACAAATACAATTAGATAGTGCTGAGTTCTTTGGTTCGTTAGACAAACCTCAAACAACAAACAACTACAACAACCAACCATACCCAACAACGTTTGTACCGTCAAACTATAGTCCGTTATCAATATTACTTTCCCAAGACCCTGGTGGAAGTAATGGTTTATTAAGTCAGGATTCATTTATTGCCAAATTAGGAGCTCAAACACTTAGACATGAGTTTGAACAAAGAATTGCTGCTCAGATTAGACAAGATACTATTGGACGAGCTAATATTTTAAATGTTAATAGTGGTACTGATTTGGTTAATATCGTTTCAGGTAACGTTCCTTTATTGGAACCAAACTATACAATTACCATTACATCAAACCCAATACTTGCGGCCGCCAATTTTGCGTTAAGATTAGGAGGAAGTATATTACCAACTTCAACAATACCTGGTTCTTATTTTGACCCAAATACTAATCCAGGACCACAGACTACAATACAACAAATGTCTAATGCGTTTAGACGTAGTGGGGTTGGTAAATTTTTTAATAGACTTATGGGTGGTGGAGACACTGGTTCTCAAATCATGTTTAATAACATGGGAGCAGGACAAAGGTCAAGACTATTCAAAAACATTGATTACAACAGATACAAACCAAACTTTCCAAGAACATTTATTGATAGATTATCTGGAGCACTTACAGGTACTCAATCGGATAATAGTAATTTCTATGTAGGTAGTATAAGTTCTAATCCTTCACAAGTTTTTTCACCAGCTGGTGAGGTACCTGTTAACGCTTATGGTATTGAACAACAATCTCCTGTTTATGGACCATCTGAGTTGGCTCAACTATATGAAGGACCAAGTAAAGAAATTAAGTTAGGGGCTAATGGACCTACATATTCAAATGGTGGAGGTATTGAAGGTGGATTTACGTGGGTATCACCTAAGTATAAGGGTAATGCTGGTAAGACAGTTGGTATCGGAGGATTGATTGTTAATGAGGACCAAGACTTTAAACCATCATCATACAATTCAACTGAGTCAACTGAAAGAACATTTAAGCAAGGTTCAATCTTAGACCAAACACAAAGAATTATTGACAGCCAACCTCAAGGAGGTAAAAGACTACAACACGTAGGTAACGCAATTGACCAAGTTAGTAAAGTATTCAACGACGGATATAAAGAAATGACTAAAGGTTCGAGAGTTTACAAATATACTGGTGCGATTGGACAAGAAGTTGGAACTGAATACTGTAGAGTATTTGCCAAAGACATACCTTATTTACAATACAATGACCTTCAAAAGGTTGATGGTATTACGGTTAATGGTAGAAGATTTGCTGATTCAGTATTAGACAATACATACAACCTTAACATTGCTCCAAACAAGATGGAAGGTGGACATAGTTCTACTAACATAATAGGAGGGGCGGGTAATACAGGTTATGCCAAAAAATATATGTTCTCATTGGAGAATTTAGCATGGAGAACAGGAGCGCCAGGTAACTCTGTATCGGATTTAGCAGTCTGTGAGAGAGGTCCAAATGGTGGACGAGTAATGTGGTTTCCTCCATACGGATTGACCTTTAGTGAGTCTGTATCAGCTAACTGGAACAGTTCAGACTTCTTAGGAAGACCTGAACCTATTTATACTTATAAAAATACACAAAGAAGTGGAACTTTAACATGGAAAATTGTTGTTGACCATCCGTCTGTATTAAATGTTATTGTTAATAAAGTATTAAACAATGAAACTAATAAAGTTAGGATTGATGGTATTTTAGATTCATTTTTTGCTGGTTGTAGAAAGTATGACTTATATGAACTTGCTAAAAAATATTATACAATTCCTCCTGGTGAGTTATCTTATTTACAAGATGTTATAACTTCCAAAGAAGCAACAAAAGAAGAACTTCAATTTATTAAATCAACAATTCAAACAGGTAAAGACGCTCCAAATAAAGGAGGAACTGACGCCGCTCAATCTACTCCTGGTAATGAGTATTTTAACAAATATGTACAAGTTGGAGCCTATTTTGAGAATGATTATCCCAAAAAAGGTGTAGTTTCAAATTATAATGTTGAGTATACTAGATACATAAGTGATAAAAACAAATATGCTCAACAACCTAATAGTGGTAACTTGACAGGTTTTTTTGATAATGCGATAACACCAAACTATGAAGTATTAAAAGGAATGGCTGAAGATTTAGTAAAACAATTAACTCAGTATACTATAGGTAATGTTACCGTTAATTTAGATTCAAGTTGTTCTGCACCTGCAAGTATTAACTATAATAAAGAATTATCTAATAGAAGAATTGAATCGCTTAAAAAATTCTTTGATGAATATCCCTCATTACAACCATTTATTAAATCACAAAGATTAATAATCGCAATACCTAAACAAGGTCTTGGTGAAACCACAACAACACAACCTAAAATGTCAAGTAGTAGTGTTGGTCCATTTACTACGGAAAGTCTTAAACCCGCTGGAGGTCCATATAATTGTACAGACAGTGACCCAAAAGCGTCTGGAGGAGATACAGTTGGGCCTAAAGATGTTTATACAGTACCTGCAATGGCTTGTAGAAGGGCTTATATTAAATCAATAAGTAATAATTTGTCTCAGCCAGTATTACCACCGCCACCAAACTACACTGAGGTGTTAGTTGGAAATGTGGTAACAACTACAGTTAGAACCGAAGAAGTTGTTGAACAACGAATTAGAAGAGATAATATCACTAAGAGGGTGTTAAGGAACTTGTTATCTGAGTGTGATTACTTTGAAACAATTAAAACGGAAACACCAATGGTTTATGACAATTTAAAAGATAAATTGAAATTTTTCCAACCAGCGTTTCACTCAACAACACCTGAAGGTTTGAACACAAGACTTACGTTCTTACAGCAGTGTATGAGGCCAGGTAATACAATACCAACAATTAAGAAGAACACCCCAAGTGGAAAGCCTGTGTTAGAATATAATAATGCGGTTAACACTGCATTTGGGGCACCACCAGTTTTAGTATTAAGAATTGGTGATTTTTATAATACTAAAATTATTCCAACATCATTAGGATTAAGTTATGAGGAATTAGACCTTAACCCTGAAGGTATTGGTGTACAACCAATGATTGCCAACGTAACCATGGCGTTTAACTTTGTTGGAGGTAGTGGATTAAAAGAATCGGTAGATAGACTACAAAATGCGTTGAGCTTTAATTATTACGCTAATACTGAAATTTACGACGATAGGTCTACAGTTACAGCTAAAGAAGATTTCTTAAAAGTGTTAGACGATGAATTTTGGAAACAAGATACGGTATCAGCGCCAGCACTAAATCAAGCAGTTCCAAATGCAGGACAAAATAATAATGCAACTGTAGGAACTATTCTTACTAACGTAATTAATAATGATGGAGAAACTGGTACTTTAAGTTATTCTGATTTTATGGTAAAATTTGTTACAGATACTCAAACATATTTTACCACAGTAGTTAATAAAACAAAAGAAACCGTTAATCAATATAACAATGCGGTGAGACAACAATGGATGTTACAACGTTCATATACTCAAGGCAATTTTAGTGTTAGTGATTTACAAACAGTTTTATTTGGTAAACCATCCAATGTTGAAAAAAGATTTAATGAGATATTTGGGATGTTTGAAAAAAATATTAAAGACGGAAATGAACCGTTTATACAATTTATAACTAATGAAGTAAGAGACTTTTCACCAAGATTAATTAAAACGGTTACCGATAATTATTTTAATTTTGTTAAGAATAAAAGAGGTTCGTTTCAAAATGCGGTATCAAAAATAATACAAGAACTTACAACCACAGAACAAAGCTACATCCAACGTTTAGGACAAGTTAACTTTATTACATTTGATGGGACTACTAGTCCTGTTAGCGGTACAGACGGATTACAAGGTAATACAGGTAATGCAAAGGTGTATGTTACATTTGGGACTGATAAGGTGTCAACAAGCTCTACAGCGTCAGACACTTTACAAGAATTAGTTCAGGATGTTCAAAAAGTACAAACAAATATTGGTGAGTTTAATGAAGCAATATGGTCTAATACTAAATTTACTTATGATAAAGTTGAGTATGAAGGTAAATTAGTTTTTGAAACAGCTCCGAATGGGGTTAGTAAAGAAGTTACTATTGAACAAGTTTTTTTACCTTTCAGTACTAATCCACTTTTTAGTGATAATGTTGAAAATTATCCGTTTAGAAGAGAATATATGATTATGTCTGAAGATGTTCTTGATGAAAAAAAATATGAAACATTTAAAAAAGCGTTAATAGGTAATATTATTGGTAATGCATCTATTATTAAAGATGGTCAAGATAATATTGAAGCGGTGTTTGATGCATATTGGATACAAACAGCTAAGCCAGTATTTTTAAGTGAGAATAATATAACTAAAGCTTTCATAGATAATATGGAAAAAACAAAGTTAAAAAATTTCTTGGTGTATACACCATTTTCTAAGAAAGAAAGAGTATTCACATATACCATTGAAAATAATGCACCTGATTCAGTTAAAAATTCAGAGAAAAATATGATTAAAGGTTTAGGGGCGACAACAAACCAAAATACAAATAATAACACTTGGAATGATTTAGATGGAAATACGACAAGTGCATACATATCTAAAGCAAAATTAAACTAATGGCATATCAATATTGGAATAGATACAGTGATTTTTTAATTAATGGTGAGCAAACAGTTGTGCCATATGTTTATATACCTCAAAAAGTAACCGATGTATCTTATATATATAAAGTTGCTCAAAGTAGATTAGATAAAGTATCCCAAGAATATTATAGTTCACCTGTATTTGGATGGTTAATACTTCAAGCAAATCCACAATTTGGAGGACTTGAAAACAACATATATGATGGAGCGGTATTGATTATTCCCTTTCCGTTACTACCATCTTTACAGGACTATAAAGCGGCGTTAGAAAATCATTTTTATTATTATGGTAGGTAATTTATCCCCAGACAAGAGTGGAAACATATATGTTGAGTTTGACTATAATAACCTTATTTTAGTCGACCCAAACAAAATAATTGATGCTAATAATAATGTATCAGAAAGATTAGTTGACCATGAGAATTTGGTTATGTATGCAAATCTTGAAGCTGATGTTTTACCAAGAACAAAGTTGGCGGTTGGAATTAGTCCTGAAGATAGTGGATTAAAAACAATTTCTGTCGCAAAACTTAATTTTCTTAAACCAAGTAAAAATAATTACTTAGGCACTGGATACTACGATGAATTAACGGGACAAAATACAACTAAATTTGATGGAACTAATCAACCCGCTCAAATAGGACAACAACCTAGCGGAGGAGCAAAACCATTTTTTACAAATAGTGTTGCTAATGAAGCGAATGTAATTGATAACGGATTATTAGGTATTACAAGTATTAATATTACAACCAATAGTTCGTTCATACCATCGGTTACAATGCAATTGGAAGATGTTCAGGGTAAAGCGCTATTTCAACTAGGAAATAATTCACCATACTCAGCTTTTTTTAATTTACCATATCCAGCATTTTACTTAACCCTTAAAGGTTTTTATGGGCAAGCGGTAAGGTACCAACTTAATTTAGAAAAGTTTCACGCAGCATTCAATTCGTTTAGTGGGAATTACCAAATCAGTTTAACATTCAAAGGTTATAAGTTTAACATATTGAATGAGGTCGCTATGGGACATTTATTGGCAACACCACACATGTATTCTCAAAGGTTTAATTTTTCACAAACACCAGTGACACCTCAATCATCAAATAAATCAAATGAGTCTCAATCAAAAGTACAAGCCGCAATTGGAGCTAATAGTAGCAATAGTAGTGATGCGGTTGTTACTGAATTAGTTACTGAAATTGGATATCAAAAAATTGTTGAAGTCTATAGTGAATACAAAGCCAAAGGTTTAATACCTAAAGACTTACCCGAGCTTACGTTAATTCAGTTAATGGCAAAATTGGATACTTTTGAACAAACCATTACAAACTCTTTTCCCAAAGCTGATGTTGAATCTTTAACTAATATTAGGAATTATAAGGGTATTTTAACACAATACTTTTCAAGTATTAGAAGTTCAAATAGTTCATGGTTTAATACATATTTGAATCCAAATCCAATTTATTTAATAAATAACAAAGAAAAAGTTTATGTGTTTAATACCACAAATGAAGAGACTAAGACTAATGCGCTATCGCTATTAGATAGTAATATTAAAAAATTTAATGAAGCCCTTGCGGGTAATACAACCCTTGGAGCCAAAGGAACATCCCCAATCCCAAATCCAATTAAGACAAATATGATTGTAATTGATGCTCCAAGTGATTCTCAAATTGATTGGGTTGAGACTACAAGGGCTCAGACAGGAATTATAACACCAACTCGTGAATCAATAGAGGCTGTCCAAGCTAAGTTTATTGGAATTGTTAATAATATTGAAGTAACGGATGTTAATGGAAAAAAGAGTTACGCTTTATCAAAAGAAAAATGGTTTGTGTTTGAAGGGGAAGGTAAATTTGACGCAACAATATCGTCTTTAGAAACAACAGCTAATAAGAAATTATCTGAATATGAGGCTTTAATTACTGACGCTTTACTAAGAAAGATTGAAGATAAAGACACTGGACTTGGGTTTAAACCTACGGTTAGAAATATGATTGCGGTTATCATGGCGTCCGCTGAAGGTTTTATTAGATTGATGGATGATGTCCATACTAAAGCTTGGAATGTAAAATATGACCCTGTTAGAAAAGCGGCAATTTTAGATAATGATGCTTCAGCTCCAAGTTCTGAAAATAGAGACTATGTAAAACAAACTCAAGGTTCTTTATTAGGTAATACCGCGGCTGAAAATGCACAAATTCCTGTATATCCTTGGCCACAATTTTTTGTTGAAACACCCGAAGACAAAAAGGGAAGATTCCAACTAAAGTATATTGCAGACCCAACAGTTATTGATAGGACACAAGGAGGTAATTATGCTAAATGGCCTGAGGTACAATTTGTGGAAGAGTATATGAAAGGACTTACAATGAAATTTCAAAACCCTAGTTCTGCGCCTCCATTAGCTAATCAAAGAGATACAAATATTATTAATATTAATCCAATTGAATTCCCATCATTAGGAATTGCCTATGAGAATAAAGAAGAGATTAAATTTTACTATGAAATATGGGAAAGACAATTTTTAACTTCACACTATTCGGGGTTAATCAGGGCTAACTCAGGTCAAATTAATGACTTACTTAAGCTTAATATCGAAACTGAGGTTAGTAACATTACAACAAGTTTAGGGGTAAGTTCGCCATATATTACGTTTAAATTAAAAAACTACGGATTAAATGCATCCAACTACGAACAATTTTTAAGTACCATATCAAATATGGGTACGGGTAGGGCATATCAAGACCACATTAGAGATTTCTTTGTAACACCATATATTAAATCTATTACTAATAATTCTTATAGTGTATTAAGTATTAATGACTTAGGTAAAATACCACAACTTAGCACCAAGTCGGAAGCTCTTACAAAATTAATTGCAAACGCATCTAACGAACCTATGGTTGTTGATACCTTACCATTTACTGACCCATCATGGTGTTTAAATAATTTAAATCAAAGTTCAACATCTGCGGGTAATCAAGTTTACGATACTAAAAAAACATTAAGAATTTTTGAACCGAGAAAGATAATATCAAATTTTAGTGACGTAAATGACTATAAAACAAACCGACCTGTAACTAATTTTTCTTATTTGTTAACTCAAAATCCAACAGTAACTGCATTAAAAGGAGATTTTAACGGTAAAATACCTGGGTTAACTTCTTTTTATGTAAAAAGAACTCCTAACGACTTTATTGCGACTGAGGGATATTGTAACTATACAACACCAACAGGATTTTTAGGGCCGATAACAACAACATCAATGTTGAACACACCATACTTTGTTAATGCAATTCAAAACGGAGTAGCCAATTCTAAAAAGGATGACCAATACCCTTATGTACAGGCGGCATATCTTTTTCTTAATTCACTACCATTAGCGAGTTTAAGAGAAAAATATAAGACAACAACTGACGGCTCAGCAACAACTGATTTAGATTATATTGCATCATGTTTTAAAAAGTTTGGAGCAATACATAAAATACCATATGCTTGGATGATAAAGTATGGTTCCGTTTGGCATAGATATAAAAAATACAAAGACACTGGAGTTGATATCTTAACAGATGTTTGGAAAAACTTTGACTATACTATAAACTATGACCCAATAACTAATACCACAACAAAACCTTATACATTTAAATACGAAGGAGTTGATAGACCTGTAGTGTTACAAAGTGAAACTACAGACAACGTTAATATGCAAATAGGGTTTTATCCTAAATTAATTAACGACTTCAACTTATTTTATAATGGATATAATTTGTATGAAGGATATACTGACTCAGAAATTCAAGAAAGTGTTAACAATGGATTGAAGATGTATAATTTTCTAACTTCAAATATTAATACCGCAACCCAAGGAACAAAAAATTTAAGACTAATAACTTGGTCGGTAATGATTCCAAATAAAACACCCGAAATAGGTATTAACTGTAATCCTAAAGATAATACGAAAGGAATACAGTATTTTGTTGTTCCATCTTTTGGAACTTCATTTAATCAAACCGCAGGAGCTTGTTTGACAAATGACACAACTTCCCCAACTACCAAAGTAAACTTAACATCAAATAGTAGTGTTTATAACGGTTCTGTTAGGTGTTTATGGCCCGCGCCAAACTTTGGATATTATGACAATAATCAAATATCATTCCCAAGTCCTGATTCATATCTTAATTTTATTGATACTAAGAATCCACAAACACCTATTCATTTTTTAAACACAAATTCATATTCAAAAATTGAAGAAGTATTTTCCGTTTTTGAAAAAAGAATTTTGGACACATTTGAACAAGAGTTTTTAAA